CGAAGCCGTCGATGATGGGGGTGGTGGTGGTGGTGGTGGTGGTGGTGGTCATTGTGTTTTCCTTTGGTGGTGGGGTGGGCGAGGAGCGCCCGTGGGGGTTAGGCTGCTAGGGTCAATACTGCACTACCGATGCTGCCCCAGCAGTCCAACTCGTACAGGACCGGGCAGCCAGCATTAGCTGCAAGCGCGACTTTATAGCATGGCTCGCCATTAAAGTACGACGTCTCGAACTCGCATATGAGAAACATTCTATCCACGTCTGAACTTGTCATCTGGCTTGGGGTGGAGCCCCAGCAGTCCGAGATGTAGTCGAATATTTGATCCGGCCCGTAGGCCTCCGCGAGAGCGATCGCTATTGGGTTTATCATTGTGGTCTCCTTTGTGGGGGTTGGGTTGGGTTAGTCCGTCTCTTCCGCCGCAATAAACGCCTCGGCGTCAAAGTAGACGCCAATCGGCATCTGTGAGATCTCTGCTTCCGGGTCAAAGCGGAATCTCAAAAACATGTCGTCGCACTCAGCCCAGTACAAAATTGCTGGTTCGCAGTCCATCCAAGTCTGGATAAACGCGGAATTACGCGCTACGCCGTTACCCGGCGTCCGCATAAACTCGCTGTGTGTCGTTGCGCCGTCCAAGTTGGTGATGGCGTAGGTGTTGCAGCCTTCCCTCGCCGATTCGTTCCACACCTCACACGCATCCGACTCGTTAACGTGTGCTTCGGCGTCCATGTACCCGCCACACTCCGCGCGAATAATGGCGCGGGCGTCTTCTATCGTTTGTGCGGACCGACTCCAGTTTGGCAGGCCGCCGTAGCTGATTGTGTATTCCATTTTATTTCTCCTTTGGTTGTGGGTTGTGGGTTGGGCGAGTAGCGCCCGTGGGGGGTTAGCGGGTGGTTAACAACCTAGCGATCACGACAGCTTCCCGTATTACTATCTCTCCGGGGTCTTCTCCTGTCATCGCCACTTGCCCGCCTATCAGATACAAATGGCCGAAGCTCTTGTATCCGGCTATCAGGACCAGTGCATTATCAGCCTGGGCATTTATGGCGCAAGTGCCATCGAGCTGCTCGCCGGTATCCTCGCCATCGTCCCATCGGTAAGAGTCGCCGAGATCCTCGCCGTCTGCGAGGTCCCTATCGTCGTAACGGAGCCCAACTGATGCGTAGCTTTGCAGCGCGGATTCGATTGCTTGGTTGGTGTTGGCTTCCATGTAATTAGCAAAGCTCATGACCTGGCCGACCAGAAAGCTCGTACAGCAGCTTGTACCAAAAAGGCGACTTCCTGACTTGCATTGTGGGACATGTATTGGTCTGCAAAAGATAGGAAAAGTTCGAAATCTCTGCTAAATAATGCTTTTGCTGCGTCCTGTACATAAGAGCGGTAGATCACTACCTTTTCCTCACGAGCTGCGACTAATAGAGCCATTTCCATAAGCTGCCGATCGGTCAGCTTGATAGTCTTCGGTCTGCGGTTCGTGGTGGTCATTTTATTTCTCCGGTTTCTATGGCAGCCGTGTTGGCGTCCATAGAATGACTGTAAACCAGCGCTGCATTGCTGTCAAGAGCTAATTCAAAATATTTTTGGCTGGAAATGTACAATAACGCGGCCGCCGAAAGCCTCGCCACTCGCGGGCAATCTTCGGATGTGACCGCGATCTCCGACGCCATACTCATCCAAGCCGCTCTGCGCTCGTTTGCTGATCGCGAGGCCATGGCAGCCGCCTGTCTCACTATTCAGGACAAATCTGGCCAGACAGTGCCCCTCGTCTATACACCGTCACAAAAAAAAGTTTCTGCGCTCATCCGCAAGCAGCGCCGCGCCGGTAAGCCCGTCCGCATCGTAATCCTCAAACCCCGCCAGGCGCATTTCTCCGTCGGCTGCGCCGCTGAGATCTTCGCGGAATGCGCCTTCCTCCCCGGCCAGCACGGCGCGTGCGTGGCGGATATATTCCGCACTGCCAAGAATCTCTGGAGTTATTACGATCAGTTCCAGCGCTCATACCAGGAGCGAGGGCCGTTTTGCGGGATACGGCAACTCGCGCCTGGGTCAAGCCAAAACGGCAAGCTCATCGCGTGGGATAGAGACTCTTACGTGCAGTTTTTATCCGCCGACACCACCACCAGCGGCCGCTCCTACTCCCTTCGCCATCTCCATTTGTCTGAGTACGCTTTCTATCGCGACGCCTCAACCCTGATGACTGGCCTCATGCAGTCTGTACCCGAGGACCCAGGCACGACGATAATCGTCGAATCGACGGCAAACGGCATCGGCGGAGGCTTCCACGAACTTTGGACACGCGCCAATAATCCGAAAGAGTGCGGCGACTGGGTCCCGCTATTTTTTGCTTGGTACGAGCATCCAGAATACTCGCGGCCAATCACCGTCCCGCGCGACGTATTCCAGCGCTCGCTCGACCCGGAGGAGATCCTACTCCACCAGCAGCACGGCGTCACGTTCGAGCAGCTCGAATGGAGGCGCTGGGCAATCTCGAATAAGTGCGATGCCTCCGTTGACGCATTTCATCAGGAATACCCATCCAGCCCCGAGGAAGCCTTCCTCGTTTCCGGCCGGCCGGTGTTCGAGGGGAAGGCACTCAACGCCATGCCGATTGATCGCAACCCGATCACAGGCAATCTCAAAATCGTTGAGGAATTCCCCTCGAACCGTATCGTATTCGAGCCAGCCGAGAAGGGCGAGCTATCTCTGTTCCGGAAGCCGGAGCGGGTGCGCTCATACGCTATCGGCGTAGACACTAGCCGAGGTATCGACCGCGCGGAAGGCGCTGGCCGATCTGATCCGGATTACTGCGTAGCGCAGGTACTCGACGTCGATACCGGCGAACAGGTGGCGAGTCTGCGCGGCCGCTATTCGCCTGGGCAGTGGGGCGCGCTAGTGGCAACGCTCGGCAGGTGGTTCAACACCGCCTACATTGTGCCGGAGAGCAATGAAAACGGGTTAGGTGTAATCGAACATCTCACTCAGCAGTATCCCATCGCCAAGATCTATCGGCGCTACCCGACTCCCGACGAGCGGGGCCCGGTGCAACTCAACGAGCTAGGCTGGTGGACTGACACGCGCACGCGGCCGCAGCTGGTGAACACCCTCGGCAATGCCATCCGCGAGCAGGCCATCATCATCCGCAAGGCCAACACGCTCCAGGAGTGTTTGACTTTTGTGTACAAATCCACCGGCAAAGCCGAAGGCCAGAGCGGATGCCACGACGACGAGGTTATAGCCCTGGCGCTGGCCGTGATCGGCATGATCCGCGCACCGCGCGAAACCCCAACCACAGCGGAAGCAAAAATTGCAGCCCGCGTGCAAACATACACCAACAGACGCCGACGACGGCGCGATGAGGACGACGACTAATGCAAATGAAACTGTCCGAGCAGGAGCGCGTGCGAATCGGCCATTACGTGGAGGAGGTCCACCGCGCCGCCATCTCCAATCATCAGGAGCGAATGAACCGATTCCGGCGCTACTATCGCCGGTTTCGAGGGTTGATGGACCCGCCGAAAGCAGGGGACGAGGACGCCAGTAATTATCAGGTCCCGCTCCTCAAATGGCACGTGTTCTCAAAATGGGCCGACCTCATGCACGGCTGGCTTGGTCGAGGAGCCGAGGTTGCAGCCGAACCCACTGGGCCATACGACCAAAAGATTGTAGAGCGCGTCTCGCGCATGGTGACTTGGCGCATTTTTACCTATATGAAAATGGTCAAGCCCGCGGCGATCGCAACTTTCCGCGCTGTGATCTTTGGTCGAACTCACGTCTATATTCCGTGGGACCAAGAGTACGATAAAACCGGGCGTATCTGGTACGACGGGCCAAAGTACATCCCACTTTGGCCCAACGATTTTATTGTTCCGGTGGAGGATGTGTGCAGTCTCCACGAGTTCTCGTGGGTGATACACAAGGAGCGTCTCAGCCCGCAGCAACTACTCAACGGCGAGCGGTCCGAGCGCTACATTGGCATCGAAAAAGATTTCCAGAACATCATCCAACTCGCCAGCCAGACAGGCACGCGGCGCGAACCCCACGGCAACGAGCTGATGGAAGCGAAGGATGAAGCGGAAGGCGTGACAGAGGACAGCAGCGGGTCGAGAACAGGAACGCTGACAGTACTGCACTGGTACGGGAAACGCCGTATGCCGACAGGTACCGGCGACGTAGCAGAAGACGCCATCCGGGGCCGTGATCTCGACGAGTCTGAGATCCTGGTGCACTACTGCCTGGAGCTGCACCGAGTCATTGGCGTGCAGGATCTCGACGCGCTTTACCCCCAGGCGAGGCGAAAAAGGCCGTTCGGGGAAATTGCACTCAACGAGGAGGGCTCCTACTGGACCATGGGACTCGGCGAGATGCTGGAGACCGAAGGCGAGGAGCTAACCGCGAATCACAATCTCGGGACCGAGGCAGGCGAGTTTAGCGTTGCGCCGGTCATCTTCGCGGCTCCGGAAGCCGGTCTCAATGCGAAGAACTTCCGGTACCGGCCAGGGACTGTCATCACGACAGAACATGCCGACAAGGTCAAGGTCGTGTCGATGTCGGCTGATCTCAGTTACGTTGTAGCCAAAGAGCACACGATGCTGGCGATGGCTGAGCGCGTTACCGGGCAGAGTGAGCAATCGCTGGGGCGCAGCAGTTCCGCGCCGAACGCACCGCGCACGGCGAGCGGGCAGGTACTCCTCGCCGAGATGGGAAACCTGCGGGCGTCCCTCGACAACCTGTTTTTCAAGTCACACCTGGAGGATCACCTCCGGCATATCTGGTGTTTAGAGCAGCAGTTCGCACCAAAGGATCTGTTCTTCCGGATAACCGAGGACGACCTGCCCGGCACCGAAGTGCGGAACGGTTTCGGGAAAATGACCCAGGAGGATTACGAAAATGAATTCGATTTCACCTTGAAATTCGCGGAGTCGCCGTGGGCGAAAGAAGCGCTGGGGCAAAAGCACCTCCAGCTTTACCAGCTCGATTTAGCCAACCCGCTGATCGCGAGCAACCCCAATGCGTTGTGGGCGGTTGCCAACCGAGTGCATAAGGCACTGGGCGACGACAACTTTGCCGATGTCGTCCCGCAGCCATCCGACATGGACACACCCAAGAATCCGCAGTTGGAATGGACGATGATCCTACAAGGCGACTTGCCGGAAGTGAACCCGAACGATAATGACGATTTGCATTTGAAAGACCACGAGCGGAGATTGTCGATGGCGGAAAACGCACCGCCGGAAGCGATGTCGGCGATGCAGGCGCACATGCAGGCGCACACCGTTCAAAAAAATCAAAAGGCGCTCATGCAGCAGATGGTCTCCGGAATGGCAGACAGTTTGGCGTCGATACTTCCGCAGGAAGTCGGAGGCCAGACCGGAGCACCAGAGACACCGAAACCGCCGGCAATGACGCAACCGGAAGGCGAAGGCGGAATCCAGGGACGGCTGCAAAACGTGATGGAGAAAATGTAAATGGCTGATCGGCTCGACGGTATCGACGTTAGTCAAGTTATCGAAACCATGCGCAGCGATGGACACGCGCTGATTGTGGCGCGGATGCAGGCTATCCACGCATCGAAAATCAAGGAGCTGCGCAATCCGGACATGGATCACGGCGCGACCCAGGCGCTCCGTGGGTTTCTGGACGGTATCGACAGGTGTCTGGCTGTGCCGCAGCAACTCCGGGATGAATTCGACGAGAGGCGGAAATGATCGCCGCGCCAATCGTTATGGGAGTTCGCTGCCATTATTGCAGTCGGCACCGCTCTCCATCCGAGATCCATCACATGGGTACCGGGGGAGTAAAGATCTGCTTCCGCTGCTTAGAATGGCACAGGGTCGCTATGCGCGCTTTGAGCGGCGCGCCACCCCCCGGATGTCAGGATTGCGGCCTCAAATTCGCCGACCTGAAAGAGATCGACGCGGCGGGCAATCTTAGAATGTCACTGGTTGTGAAAGACGGCATCTACCAGATCCTCTGCACCACCTGCAGTGACAGTTACGAACGCAAACGGGCCGACCTGTTTCGGGAAACCGAATACGGTTATAAAAGGAAAATCTGATGGCTAACGAAGTGGTGTACGAGGACCTGGAATCCAGTACCCCTGTTGGACTGGAAACATCTGCCGACAACGCGACCCCGCCAGCAAAGGCGACGGAACAGGCTGAGGAGCCGAAGCACTCTCCGAAAGACATGGCGGCCTTGAACCGCCGTATCCAGGAGTTGGAGTCGAGCGAGCGGTACTGGGCCGATAAGGCCAAGTCCGGATCGCCCGCTCCGGTACAGAAGCAGGCCGACGGCCCAGACGAGCTCGAAGCGCTGCTGACGAATGCCGGTATCGACGACGACACAGCCGCATCGCTGCTGGACGACCTTGGCGAGAAGGGTGTTTCGGCACTCCAAAAGCGCGGTGTCATCACGATGGCGCAATTGAAGCCAATACTTGCAGCCGTCGAGCGGCGCATGGAAGCCAAAGCCGAATCCCTGGCCGACGGCAAGATAACGTCGGCTCGCGGCCAGATGACCGCCGAGGCGAAACTGGTGAAGGAATACCCGGAGCTGAGCGACCCGAAGTCTGCACTCTCGATTGCCACGGCGAAAGAATTTGCCGAGATGGTCGCCGAAGATCCCAGTCTGCAGCACAGCTATACGGCGCTGGGCATGGCCGCTAAGCTAGCCCGGTCGCAATCCGGTAGCAGCGGGATGTCGATGACAGATCGTATGCGGCAGATCGCGGCGCAAGGCCCGGCCCGTGGCAGCCGTTCAGCCGGGTACAACGAGTTCGACGATGACGCCGACGTAGCGATCACCCCGGAAGCGCAGACGTTTATCAACGCCGGTGCAAAGTACGGGCTCACTCAAGAAGGCTACAAAAAGCACGCGAAGAGGGTGTCATGAGCAAAGATCGCAAACCAGTTTCAGCCGGCATAGGCGATAGCAAACCGCACGTCGCCCCACCTGGCTCGTTCGATGAGAATCCAACCCGCCACGCTGGCGGCCGCCCCGTCGGCACAGGCGCGCTCGACTATCTACTGGCATCGGCGCACAGCGACGAGCAGCAGGCCGAGAACGATTTGAAGCCGAAAGCCCGCACTACAATGGTGCGTGATGCGTTCGAAAAGCAAACATACGACAAGTACGCCGATGAACGCGTCAACACTTACAAGCCGTGGATGACGTCGAACCCGATGCAGGCCATGGCTGATCAGCACACACCCACTGGGCACGTTCCGCGATTTCTGGGAGAACGCAAGACCCAGATTGACGGGCTCCGCGGATGGCAGCCGGTAATCGGCTCGAACGGCGATCCGGTCAAGCTCGGCAGTATGACGCTGGCTTCCATGCCACGCGAAGAGGCTGATGAGCGCAACAAGTTTTTCCGCGATATGGACGCGGACAAGATTCGCGGCATGAGAGACGAAACGTCTGAACAGACCAGCCGATTGGCTAACGCAAAGGGTATGCGCGTTGCCTCTGGCGAAGCCGGTTTCAAACGGTCTCACGGAAGCATAGCCGCACTAGACGAATAACCAGGAGTAAAGTCACATGCCTAATGTTGACAATCCGCATGGCCTCAATCTTCTCGGCCGCACTTTGGCTGGAGGATTACCGACCATCGAGAGTTTTAACAAGGCCGTAGGCTACGGCACCGCCATTTTTATCGGCGATGCTGTAGCCCGCGCGGCCGACGGGTCGATCGATAAAGCGATCACGCCCGGCACCACCAATTACAGCGGCGTTGCGCTCAACCACGGCGCCGCCTCCACAGCGACAGCACATCTCGTTGTTACGTCTCCCGATTCGCTGTTCGAGTGCCAGGATAATAACGACACAGATGGGTTCGCTGCCGTTGACATGGGCCTCAATGTCAATCTGGAATTGAACGCAGGTTCGGCTTCCACCCAACTCTCGGGGCACGAACTGGACGAATCGACGGCCGCTGGAACAGCCACGCTCGATGTTAAATTGCTTCGGCTCTTTGGGAACCCGAACAACGATTACGGGGCGTTCGGCCGCTACGAAATCGTGTTTAATAAGCACCGCATGGCCAACGCCATCGCCGGAATCTAAGGAAAGGAATCAGAGAGAACCCATATGATTATTCGTGGCGCATTTTCCGATTTCTATATGACAACCATGCTCCCCGCCCTTCGGGGCGTGGTGTCGGCGCGGTACAAAGAGTACCCGACCCAGTGGGACCAGATTTTCGACGTGCAGACCAGCAACCGGAGCATCGAACAGATGTCGGAATTTTCCGGCGTCGGCCAGTTCTCCACCATCGGCGAAGGTCAGGCCGTGCGATTCGACACACCGATCCAGGGCTTCGACAAAACGTTTACGCACACCCGCTACGGATTGGGCATCCAGACCAGCGAGGATGCGGTCGAGGACGACAAGTTCTCGCTGATCATGAAATCCCACGCGGATCTTGCGGTGTCGGCCCGAGACACACAAGAGATCGATGCCGCATCGACGATCAACAACGGGACCAGCGCGTCGTACCTTGGCCCGGACGGCAAGGCCCTGTTCGCGACGGATCACCCCCTTTACAAGGCGGGTGGCACCCAGAGCAATCTGGGTACGGCCGCCGATTTGGACATTGTGTCGCTGCAGATCGCACTCACCGACTACCGGACCCAGAAAGACCCAGCTGGCCGGATCATCAACGTGCCCTGCCAGAAACTCGTTGTCGCACCGTCGAACGAGTGGGTTGCCATCGAAATCACCAAGAGCTCGATGCGGCCCGACACCAGCAACAACGCAGTTAACGCTCTGAAGTTCGGATCGAAAGGAATGCCCACGCCGTTCGTGTGGAACTACCTCACCGATCCGGACGCATGGGGCTTGTTCGCGCCGCCGGCCGATACCGGCTTGGTGTGGTTCTGGCGTCGGAAGCCCTACTCGAAACAATGGGCAGAAGAGGCAACCGAGACAGGCAACTACGCTCTCCGCTATAAGAAGTCCCACGGCTGGTACAGCTTCTACGGCACGTACTGGAACTCGGGCGCCTAAACCCCAAACGGGGCCAGATAGACAAGCTGGCCCCGAACCCTTTTTGAGGAGACTTTGATGCCACGATCTTTGATGCACATTCCCCGGAGCGGACCGGGCCCAGACGGCGGAATCGTTACCCAGCGATATCTTCACCGGCAATTTCTTTTGAACGGGACCCAACCTGCGACGGCAGGAAATTATGGGACCTGCTTTTTCACACCTCGCGATGGAACGTATGAACTGATCGCTATTTATGAGCGGCATGCAACGGCAGGCAATGACGCGGGAGCGGTTACTGGAATGCTCAAGAAGGTGCCGAGCGGCACGGCGGCGGCATCCGGAACCGATATGCTGAGCGCCGGAATGGACCTGAAAGCAACGGCAGACACGCTGCAGGCGGGATCGTTGAGCGCGACTGCGGCCAACCTGCAACTCGACATTGGAGATTCCGCGGCGTTTGTGCTTACCGGCACGCCTACGGCAGCGGCTGGCTTGTTCGTGGAAACGTACTGGAAGCGGGTCTAATGCCGAGTTTCAGCCGAACTGCGACAGTGACGATTGCGAGCGGCCAGAGCCTTTCGGCGGCCGTAGCGCTGGGCGCTGGCGTGCCGCTGGCTATGCAGATCCCGGCAGCGATCACGGGCACAGAGTTGACGGTGCAAGGAAGCCTGGACGGGATCACGTACACCGACATCTTTGACAGCGGTGTTGAGTTGTCGATTCCGGTACTGGCAAGTCAAAACGTGGTGTTGCCCGCAACCGCTTTGGCTGGATTCTCGTACTTCAAGTTCCGCAGCGGAACGGCATCCGTACCGACGAACCAAGGGGCTGATAGAACGCTGGTGTTGCACAACCGGGTCGATTTTTAAGGAGATTGTATGAACCGATTCACTTTGGCGCTGCTTTGTGCAGCGCCCTTTGTTTTTGCGCAGCCTTGGTTTGACAGCGGCAACGCGAAGAAGATCCAGGGTCGGCCGGTTTCGGCGACGGCTCCGACTAACGGCGAAACGCTGGTTTACAATTCCACCACGAAAACATGGGGTCCAGGCGCCGGTTCGGCAGCGGCACCGGCGGCCGGCACCGGCATATCGGTGGCGGGATCGACTGTCTCCATTGACACCACCCTCACCGCGACAAGACCTGTGGTGCAGGCGGGCGCTGATGAGGTGTGTACGGACGCTGGCGGCGATGACACGTATGTGTGCACGCTTGCATATCCGCTCGCAGCTTATCCCGCTGGCAAATGTTTTTCGCTCATCGTGACTACGGGGAACACTGGCACGGCAAGTGTGAATATGGGGCCGAGCGTCGTGAGTGTGTTCAAGGCAACTGGCGCGGCATTGTCGGACGGCGACATTGTAGCCAGTGGCGCAATTAATAGAGTTTGTTACGATGGCGCGGCCATGCGTCTCGCCGGTGGTGGAACATCGGTTTCCGCAACTCCTCCATACCTGACCATTGGAGGAATTCCGTATACTTCCGACGGATTTGCCGTTACATTACCCCCAACAACGGGTTGGACCGCTGATAATTGCGGGGCCTGCACATTTACGACGAGCGGATTTAACGGCGCGATATTATTGGTTGGCGGAACGGCAAACCCAGCCATATTCAGCCAAACGCGAGCAATTGGTGCGACGAGAACTTTAATCGCAAAAATTGCCATGAGTGGGAATGCAAGTTCTTCAAGTACGAGCGCTTGCGGAATCGGCGTCGTGAACACCGCGCTAACGAAATATAGAATTCTAGGTCCGTTTGTCAGTAATACCGCTGCCGGAATCACTGATCTTTCTTTTGATCCGAACGCGACGTCGTTTAACTTTGAATCACCAATCGGTCCGGGTGATGGAACCACCGTTCTGAAGATTGTCATCGGCACAAACTACACAGCAAGTGTCAGCAATGACGGCGGGTTGAATTTTCAAGACGTGTACACAGCAACGTATTCCACTATCTTTGGTGGGGTCGTAGCCAACACCGATCTGTGGACGTTCACCAGCAAAACGAACGGGCAGGGATTTGCCACAAAGTGCACTTTGCTTTCCTGGAGCGCGGCCTAAATGCGATTCCTGCTACTGATTTTGTCCGTTTGCATCTACGCGCAGCCAACGGTAACGTGCACCGGGACAGACGCGCAGGGGGAACCGCGCGGTGCAAATTACATCGGTTCGACCTACGCGCAAATCAACTGCACGATTTCCGGCACTCCGTACTATTCTTGGGTCGAATATGGAACATCGACCGGGGTTTATCCAGACCGGACGAAAACAGTGTCAAACATGGAGGGAAATGGTCAAACTCCCTCTGTACAAATTCGTCTGGCCATGGGAGGACTGAAGGCCAGTACATTGTATTATGTGCGGGCTGGGGCGCAGCCAAACATCAACAACAGAACTGGAGCGGGTTATTCCGCCGAGTTCACTTTCACAACATTGGCCGAAAGTGCCGTTAGTCCGCCATATCCAACTATGGCCACGCCGTATACACCCGGAGCCATAAATACTGCCGGATATACGGTTGTACTTTTGAAACGTTGCACCTCAGGATTTGCATGTGCTGACGGCGCGGTTGCATCCTTAGGAATTCTGAATGAGGCGACGTTACAAGAAATATATAACGCGGCCACATACACAAATGGAACATTAATTCAGGCTCCCGTTGGGTTGGACACAAATGTCGAGTTTGTCGCCGCCGATGGAAACCGGGGATATAACCTGCCGAGCAAAGCGGTGCAAGCAGGTAAGTCCGGGATAGACGATGCCACCCATAATTGGATTGTCACGGAAACCGCGGGCTGCGATACAACAGCGAATTTCCCGCCGTTCGGAAGCCGGATTGATCCTACTTTCGCTGGGAAAACGTGGACTCTCAGGGCAACAACTCCGTCAAGTCGCGGCCAGCATTTTGAGGCCCCCAGCAATGCTGGGATAACGCACCATTATGCGTTTCGCTGCCTTAACCTGGAAACTCCCACGCCTGGAGCAACGGAGGCGAACCCATTCACGTTTAAGCACGCGATCTATATCTCGCAAAACGCCCTGCCCGAACCGAATCTCAAATACTTTATTATCGATCGAGTCATCGTAGCCGGAACCACAGCGACGGGGCCGAAGCGTCAATATGGCGGCCTACATTCCGGCGCGGCATACACTTCGATTATTGGCTCCGACGTGAGAACGGGCATCTGGTTGCAGTGGCAGATGCCCACAGCGTCGATAACGATAGGTGGGACCGGAAACAGAACAATAACGCTCGGGTCCGGCAGTGGCGCCGAGATGAAAGTTACGGCGACATCAAATGTCCTGGGTTGCTCCAGTGGTGCAGTCGCCGTTGTAACCAGTTTGGGTGCAACCGGGAAATGGGTGCTGGCCATGACGCCAAGTGGGTGCAAGTTTTACTACAGCGCCGCTGCCGTTACGTTGTCTTCCTGTACAAATTGTACGGGATCATCTTTCGCCGGGGATCCCGATGTGGAAACAATCGCTATAGATGAGTTCCCATATTCCCGTGGGACATTTTCAAGCGCAGGGGCCATGTCGCTCACTTACACAGCATCCGGTTTCGCCAGTCTTGGCGCGCCAACGTGGGGTGGAGGATCTTACGATTTGGCATTCGGCATAGAGGTGGGGTCCTACGACGTCGGACCGTTCACAATTCAAAACAATTACGTTGAGACGCCTGGGATTGGGTTTTACCTGGACTCCGGTTACGGTGGGTACGCCTACGACACGGTAAATGGGCTAACAAGAATGAACTGGTTCAATTTGCCCCCGCAATATCAGTGGAACCACGCATCGACAAACGGCCGGAATTACAAGAACAGGCAGCACTGGGAAATAAAACGCGGTCGTCAATGGCTGGTAGTCGGGAATAGGTTTACGGGACTGACAGCCGAGACCAACGCGGGGCCGTCCATATTTCTATCCGGTCGCCCAAACTATTTGCCTAACATCGGCAATATGATCGCCGACATTGAGATCCGATCAAATGTGATTGCCCATGCCCCGCAGGGTTGGGACTGTTCCGTGAACAATCCGCGTTCAGCCGACCCGGTACCGAACGCAAGGATTTGGTTTCACAACAATTCCCTGTACTCGATCAATTCCTTTTTGCATTCAGCGCCATCGGGGTCGAAGCTGAATTCCTCCTATTACGCGGCGTTTTCCGCGTGCCAGGATGTACGCATTAACAACAATACCCACGGACTGTCCGTCGGGCTCGGGCCGGTTATTTCTTTGATCGGCGGCGATGACCTTCGCGGCGGTAAACATGCCGTTACTGACAATGTGTTTTACGCGTCGAAAGGCGATTCCGGGTGTTCCAGGTTTCTTTTGATCAATGATTCGACTGCAATTAATACAACATACCCCAGTCTGCCCGCAGTGTCTGGCGCGGACGCAAAGGCGATTTGGGACAGTTATTTTGCATCAGTCGCTGGCGGTGTGGTTACCGCTACCAATATTTTCTCGAACAATGTCATGGTCGGCGGGAAGTGTTCCGTCGATGCAAGCAATATCACGGATCTATCGCAAGCTGACACAACGGCACTCGCATCCGCATGGAAAACCGGGAACTTATGGCCAGCGGGAAATACATTGGCTTTGCGCGAATCCGCGGCGGGATTCTCCACGGCCACGAATTCCATGTTGCCGGCATCCCCGTACTATCGGGCGTCGGCAAACAAATTTAATGCCATCGGACACAATCCGCAGGTGTTGACCCAAGAGATGGGTATCGTCACCGGCATCAGTATCTCGCCGGGAGCTACGTTCGTGACTGCCACCTATTTGGCCCCCGATACGCGGGCGTGCCGGTTGGACGTCACTGCCAATGGCGGGACTACTTGGAGCAGCACCACCGACGCGGGTGGGTCGCCCTACCGGGTGACCAGCGTGGCAGGGCTTTTGGTTTCGACGGCGTACACGTGGCGGTTGCTCTGCTACTACCAACAGCTCAACGACGGCCGTCAGTGGGATGATTGGGCTACCAGCCAAATCACGGCGGGCAGTACCTCAACCCTTGCTTCCTCGGGTGGGTCTCGCACGGTCACCTATGTTCTGCCGGCCGTGACCGGGGCGAGCAAATATCAGATTGTGTTCACACTGGCAGACGGGACTACGTCCACGGCGACGTCCTGCACGGCATCACCGTGCACAGTTACATTTCCAGCGACGGCGGTTTTGATGCGGCCTAATATCTTGAGCGCGGCGGACGCCGTACTTTTGACCGGAAGTTTGATCGCGGTTACACCAGGAACCGGCGGAGCGCCTTTAATCGCTTGGTCCGATTTAACTAACGCATGGAGCATGTACACAGGAGCATGGAGCGCATTATGAGATTCATATTATTTCTGACGATTGGCGCTGGGCTATTTGGCCAGTTTGTCACGATTTTGTCGAGCGACACGCCAGCCGGGTCACTCACCCAACTCAACAAGAAGATGGCCGCGCAGGTTAACGCCGGGGTTCCCAGCGGGGTTTGTACGGCGGGCCTTGATTTTGCATTGAACTCTTTGACAAACGGGGTGTACATTTGCCCTGCCGGATCATGGGTGTTGTATGCGCCTGCTGCCGGGACAGTTACCAACGCCATGCTGGCCGGGTCCATCGACCTGACGGCTAAGGTAACTGGCGTCCTGCCGAATGCCAACACGACGGCAGCGACCGCGAATACAGCGTCGGCTATCGTGGCGCGTGATGGAAGCGGGAACTTCGTCGCAGGGACGGTAACCGCGGCGCTGACAGGCAACGTGACCGGGAACGTTACCGGCACCAGCGGATCGGCAACCGGTAACGCGGGGACATCCACAGCGTTAGCGGCGAATGGCGCAAACTGTAGCGCGGGGCAGTTCCCGCTTGGCGTGGACGCATCAGGGGCGGTCGAGACATGCACGTCGCTGCCAACGACGGTTGCCGGTACTGCAAACCAGATTACGGCATCGGCTTCGACGGGGGCTATCACTCTTTCTATCCCGACATCGCCTACGCTGCCAGGTACGACGACTGGCACGTTCAGCGGTAATCTCACGGGGAATGTAACGGGTAATGCTTCCGGCTCATCTGGTAGCACGACCGGCAACGCGGTGACAGCGACAGCGCTGGCGGCGAATCCAGCCGATTGCGCGGCAAACAATTTTGCAACGACCATCGCGGCGAACGGTGATTTGACATGCGCGCAGCCGTCTATCAGTGCTGGCGTATCCGGCCTCGCGGCGAACGTCGCCACGGCGCTCGCAACGCCATCATCGGCCAATCTCCTCGCGGCGCTGACCGATGAGACAGGGACAGGCGCGGCGGTGTTTGGCACTTCTCCGGCGATCACTACTCCGGCGATAACCGGCCTCCCGACTGGCTCCGGCGTGGCCTCGGCTGCGACAGCATCGACGCTTATGAGTCGCGACGCCAATGCCAACGCAAGCGCCAACTCATTTATTTATGGGTATGCGACGACGGCAACAGCGGCCGGCACGACTACGCTTACGGTATCCTCGGCCAACCAGCAATTTTTTACAGGGAGCACGACGCAAACGGTTACGTTGCCAGTGACTTCGACGATGGTTTTGGGCCAGCGTTACGTGATCCAAAATAACTCTACCGGTGTCGTGACAGTTCAGTCGAGCGGCGCAAACACAGTTACCGCTTTGCCTACGTTAACTTCAGCGACGTTTACCGTTATCCTCACCAGCGGCACTACGGCGGCTTCGTGGTCCTCGAATTATGTGGCGGCTGGCGGCGGTGGTGGCTCTCCTGGCGGCTCTGGCACGGAGTTGCAATACCGGAGCGGCGCATCTACATTCGGCGGGCTGGAAAACTCCAGTAGGCCGAATTCTGGCGAATTGCGCCTTGGTACAACTCCGGCTGCGTCTGCCGATCGCGCTGTGTTTACCGTAGGGACGGCGGCGATTGCGGCCGGATCGGCTAACGGGAATATGCTCGGGATTAATGCGCCGAGCGGTTTTGGTGGCGAGATAATTCAAGCGGAGTTAAACGGGGTAAAAGTATTTGGCGTGCATTCGAACGGCAATATTACCATGAAGGCAGGAAGCTCATTCTTTACAGATATTGGATCTGGTGGCCAGGTAAGCAATGCTGGTCTTATTTTTTCAAGCGCAAGCGTTGTCTCGACCATACGGAATCATGCTGGAGTTGCAAACAGTGATATGCGAATTATCGGAACCAACGGGACTACCAGTAGCAGGTTTTTTGCTCTCCAAGGTACCGGCGGTGGGACTCCGACTGATCAACTACGCATCAACGCTGATCAAAAAGCTGTCATGATTGGGCAAACTGCTAATACGACGAGCCTATCAAATACAACGCTTTACCTAAGTGATCGCACTGCGACAACTGGAGTAACCCGCACAATGTCAGAAGCGGGCGCGGGGCAGTCTACGACGCCCATGGAAGAATGGCGGTCATATCACGCCACGCCTGGAAGCGGCACGCTGATAATGTCAATCGCTGGTGACGCAATTCCACAATGGGGAACAATCGCGGAACCAACATGCAACTCCGCCAATCGAGGCAAACTGGTCATGGTTCAGGGCGGCGCGGGGGTTCAGGACACATTCAGAATCTGCGCAAAAGACGCGGCGGACGCATACGCTTACAGGACGATTTACTAAGGACAACACAATGAAATACCTACTATTACTCGCCTCGCTTGCCGTTTACGGCCAAGCCACAATCAATGCTCCGGCTATTACGCTGGACGCAACGGGATCAACACATGTTCTTGCCTGGATGGCCGGTCAAGGAACAGGCATCACGCAAACACTTGGATCCGATATCTCAGCGGTGGCAACATCAATCACCCTTGTGTCCGCGCAGGGCATCGGGGCGTCGGCCGTGATCTCTATCGGCACGGAGCATATTAGTGTCACGAGCAAAGCCGGGAACGTTCTGACGGTGGTCCGCGGTGCAAACGGTACCACGGCGGCATCGGCGCTTTCCGGCGCTTCGGTAACGGAAATGAAGTACAAAAGCCTGAATCAACTCGGCAAGGATATTATTGTCGATGCACTACGGAAGATCGTTCGGCAACAAAGTCTGGCAGCGCCTATCGCTACGGCTGAAGCCAACGCGGACGTGGCGACGGTGGCGGCGGTAAAGTAACGCGCTCATCGCGGTAACGCCAACTCCATAACCAGATCTCAGCATTCTTTTTTTTTGCTCTTGTTCCCCATTGATCACCTAGGAAACGGGGCAGAGCGGGCAGAGTTCAGAAGTCCTGTTCTCTGGACCGCTCCTGAAATGCTCACCTGAGGTTATCCGGTTGCTTTCGCGAGCCTTGGGGCGTCGATGGTACTCCCAAGTTTCGGGCTACTTTCGCCGGTCCATCCCAGCGCTCCCACTGTTCCCGATTAAGTCCTCAGTGCGGCTTTGGAAGGTCCCCTGGTGGCCGCTTAGCAGTGATCCTGCGACCGTCGCCAGCGTTTTGACCGCTCAACGGATAAACCCAGCATAGACCATTTGACGAGGTGGAGCAAGTTTGCGATACTGAAATTGCGGCGCGCGGTGTTTTGACCACCACGCCAGATTCTCGAACCCCCGGCCCTACCCTGGAGCCGGGGGTTTTCTGCGTTCGGAGGGTGGCTAGCCGATGGCGCCATCAAGGGGGCCGACAGACCAATTTCGGATTTTAACCAATATGTGTGCCCATTCAGAGGGAGTCATTGTTTTCCATGGAGTTTCCGGCTCTGGCCAAATTCTCCGAACGCGGAAGGCTTCTGTTTTCCCTTGATCACCCAGGGAATGGGTTACGCCTGAAAGCCACTGCCATGCCGGGCAATCTTCGAACGTGGCCCGCACATTTGGTTCCATCCAGTTCGAGCTCGCTCACTTCGCGAAAGCGAACCAACTCCCGGCTGTCGATGCGGAGCTGCTAAAGGCGTGGATCAACGAGGCGTACAACAACATCCTGGACGCCCGCCAGTGGAAGGGGCTCGAAACCCGCACCGTTCTTCAGACCGTTGCCACCTACCGCACTGGATCCGCCGCCATCACCAACGGAGCCACGGCCGTAACCGGCACTGGAACCACATTTACCGCAGCCATGTCCGGCCGGCGGTTTCGCATCGCCGGAAGCCTGGAAACATATACATTCGCGTATCTGTCCGCCACCACGGCCACGCTTGATCGGCCATTCGAAGGCGCGACCATCACAGGCGGGTCCTTCGAAATCTTCGCCAACGTGTACGGCCTCCCGGACCGCGTGAAGCTGATCACATTGATGCGCAACACCCGCATCAACAAATACATGGAGCTGATCACCGAGGAGAATCTAAACCAGGCGGACGCCTCCCGGCTTTCCATCGGCGAACCCTACTTTTACATGCCGGGCCCGCATTCGGGCGGCGAAGGCACGGCGCTTATCCGCCAGGTCGAAATCTATCCAGCTCCGGAAGTCGCGATTGGACTGCTATACACCTATATCAAGTTGCCACTGGAGTTCAGCGGGTCAAACAATAGTACCGAGATCCTCGGATGGGTTGACCCTCGTGCCGTTATCGCCGGTGCGAAAGCCCTTATGCAGGCGCATGTAAAGGACTACGCCGGAGCGGCCGCCGAAAAGGCAATCCAATCCGTAGCCCGCGGCACAATGAATCAGGTCGAGACCGATACCGTCGGTCCATCGCAAATCAAGATGGCAAGCCGGTACACCGCGCACAGGCGTAGCCGAGGCCAGTGGGGGGCGGAGTGACGGTCGCCGAACTCTTCGCCGCTACCCGCCAGCGAACAGACGATTCAGCCGCGTCCGGATCGCCCGCGACCGATGACGTTTACTGGACGCTGCCGGAGCAATACTGCGCTCTGAACGAAGCGCAGAACATGTTCGCGCTCATAACGCTCTGTCTCGAATCGACGGGCACGATTACTCTTTCCGCCGCCAAGTGCTTCTACGGAGTGCGTGGGTATCTGCCGGGGTTTTTGCTCCCGCTCCGGATCTCCGTGGGCGGGGCGAAGTTACAGCCGACGCGCCTTGTGGACTTGGACGCTAGGTACTTCGCCTGGCCGGACACACCAGGGACGCCTGCGAAGTATATGCAGGTCGGCATGAACCTGTTGGCCATCGTGCCACAACCATCCGCACTCAGCTCGGCCAGCGTTATCTACGCCAAGGAGCCCAGCGTACTGGTTTCGACGGGGCAGGTTCCGGAGATTCCTCCGGAGTACCACTTGGCGCTGGCGAAGTACGCCTCCTATTACCTGCTGCAGAAACGCGGCGGCCAGTATCTGCAGCTGGCGGTCGCACATTGGAAAGAGTTTCTGGTGGACGCAGCACACTGCGCTGATTACGTTCGCCGGCGCAACCGGGCGAGACAGTACGACAACGAACCGGCTGAAATTCGCTTGCCGGTAAAAAAAGAAGGATCCCAAATCGATGCCTAGTTTCCCCGCCACCGTCGCCACTGACGCGGATTTGCTTGTTGCGCTGGATAACGCCGTGACGGCGCTGGCTGCGGGGATCGGAAGCGGAGACACTTCGCTGTCTGTCGTGAGTGGCGCAGCGATCGCCACCAACGTCGTCGTGACCATCGATAGCGAAATGATTTTTTTGGGCGCCGTGGCCGGGGTGAACGCCACGAGCTTGACGCGAGGCTACGGAGGCACCACCCCAGCCGGGCATTCGTCCGGAGCCGCAGTCAATGTCAATGTCATTGCAAAGCATCACAACGCTATAAAAGACGAAGTGAAGGCGATCCAGACTTCGCTGGGCGCCGGGCTAATCAGCATGGGAGTTCGCGCGGCCGTGTATGCGTGGAGTCTGGCTGGGCCGGTTAATTTGACGGGCGGAGTACCCACTGTTATTTCTTTGTCGCCGTTTCCCTCGGGCATCACGGCGGCCGGCATCGCGCTTGGACACTATGTCTTGATAGCCGATAGCTTGGGCGGATATGAAAGCGTATTGATTTCAGCAATCAATCCAGGCGTCTCCATCACCATCACGCCCGTGAGCAACCATACCGCAGCAAACTACAGTATCGGCAGCGCAAACGGCGGCATCCAGGAAGCCATCTACGCAACTACGGCGAACACAATACATGTGAAAGACGGAGTGACGATCATGTATCGCGGGATTGCCTGCGGACAGCGCCGATTGACATTCGCAGGGGCGGGGCACAATTCCAGTTACATCCGCATGGCGTTTCCGACGCAGGCCGGATTCTATTCGGACGCATTTGGTTTCCAGTTTCGTGACCTGACCATAAAAGCCTACGGCGCAGCGTCCGGAACGGCGACACATGCGGCTAGCGGAGTGTTAGCGTATGCGGCCGGAAGCCAGTGGGGCGCAGAGATTGTCGGACGGCAGTTCACCTACAACGGCGTTTCTGTAATTTGTACAGCGTTCAATTCGGCAACCAGTATCACCGTCTCCCCAGTTCCAGCAGTAGTTGTCTTGCCTGCGGCATGGTCTGCGACGGCGCAATCCGCGGGCAAGGCGGCGCACCTCACCGGTTCCACGGTGTACCCGAACGGCGACGGCGACCTCGCGGCCACCGGGTGCGAATTCTACGGGCTTTACGACGTGTTCTATGGCGACTGGCCCGGTGGGTTCATCCGCCTCACCAACAACCTGTTCCGCGGAATCGTGCGATACGCGGCATACGGCAAAGGGACGAGCGCATGGGCGTGCCAGTACATCGGAAACTACCTCGACGGTCGAGATTCACCGGGCCTGTTCTGGATCGAGGGAACTCTCGGCGGAGGAATAATTGCCGACAACTGGATGCAGGCATCTCTCGCCCATATTGTGCTTAATGGGGTAACCGGAGCGATCAACGAAACGCTCATCGTGGGGAATATTCTAGACCAGGACACGGCTGCTACGGCGTGCGTGGTGATCAACAACTCCGCAAATTGCATCCGTATCGCTGAGAATTTCATTGCCGGTTTCGATATCGGCGTGCTTACGCAGGCAGCCGAGAACGTCATGATCGTTAACAACCGATTCCGGGTTAGAGGCAATGATGCGGGGATCGTCATTGGCGGCGCGACGGCTGACAGAATCTCCGTGCAAGGCAATGACTTGCAGTGTGAGGGCAATGCCATGAACTACGCGATTCAGGTGAGTCCCACGGCTGGTTCGAATATCACAGTGAAAGGGAATACCGGCGACGGAACGGCTTCGGTATCGGCCTTTATCGGGGTGATAGGGGCGTTCACCGGCTTGACCATTGACAGTAATACGCCGGGCTTGAATTATGCGAAGTTGATTAACGATGTGGGTGTGACAGGCGGTGGAGAGGTAGCCTGTTTTGCCAACCGGGCGCGGAATATTCCGGCGATCACACTGGCATCGGCTGAGACAATCACACTACCGCTGGCAGACGAAACCCAGGTCATCGCGTTGACCGGGACAACAACGATTAGAGCCATGATCGGTGTGTCGGCCAGGGCTGGCAGCAAGCGGATATTCGTAATGGGCGGCGCGTTGAGCTGGGCTCTGCCAAGTTCCATCAGCATCACCAGTGCCACGAATGCAAATCCCGTTGTTTTCACGGTGGCGGCGGGGCATGGGTTTGCGACCGGCGAAGGCCCTGTTATTACGATCTCAGGCGGTACCGGCGCATGGACGGTGGTGAATGGGAGTTTCGTTGCAACCATTCTAAGTCCCACTACTTTTAGCATTGCAGTAAATTCTACGGCGATTGGAGCCGTTGCCGGGACGATTGTTTACGTGCGATCGTCTAACTCTATTGGCAGGGCTTTTGGCCCAACCGTGGCTGGCCAGATTGTCCAGATGATCAAATACTCCGACAACATTTGGTACCCACTGTGAGTTCTGCTTACAACGCGATTCTTTATAACACGTCGCTCTATGGCGGCGGAAGCCTTCCGGACCCGATTGAGCCAACGGTGTCTTGGGCGGATCTCCTGGACTGTCTGTATCCTCGGATGCACGCATCCGGTGAGGCTTCGCTTGTTTGGTGGACAGAAGCAAATCTTCGAGGCTGGGCCAATGAGGCACTGCAACTCCTTTCGCGCGAGGCGCTGCTGTTCGTCCGTAGGGACACGGGCAACGTGACCGTCGCCGCCAGGCGGGAATACCATCTCCCTGACAGGCACATTGCCACGATCCACGTGGCCTACGATGACCAGCCATTGAACCCGACCGATCGGGATTTGCTGGATGCGCTGGACGCCGCGGCCGACGCGGCCGTGTGCGGTGTGGGCGCATCGCCGACGCGCTGGTACGAGGATACGCTGGGCGTTCACAACACCGTCGGCGTCTACCCGTCTCCGTCGGCGGCCGTGGTGCTGGCGATCATCTTCATCCAGCAGGTAGATTTGCTGATCAGCTCGGCCTCAACGATGCCGATCCCACGTTGCATGGCTGCGTTCATTGAGGACTACGTACTGGGCGAGGCGTGGGGGCATGACTCTGATTTCTCGATGCCGGAGTTGGCCGAGCACTTCCAATCCAAACGGGATTTGTACCTGGGACTCTACCGGCAATATTGGGGGCCAAGGCAGTGACAAAGCAAGAACAGGAACGGCAAGGAAATCTGGCGCGAATTGCATCGTCCGCCGTAGCGCTGGAGGTTGAGACCGGCATTCCGGCAGAGCTGACGGCGGGGCAGTGCATTATTGAAAGCGCCTGGATGACCGAGGCCCCTGGCAATAATCCGTTTGGAATGAAAGCCCCGAAAGGTGCAACGGTCTACCAGATCCTGGAAATCTACGAGGAGCTGACGAACCAGCAGATAAAGAATCTAGCAACGACCGGCAGGCGCATTGCGGATATGGGTCCGGCACTCAACGGACACCGGCGTGTTTCGTTTCAGGATCGCTTCCAAGTGTTCGCGTCCATAGATGCGGCGTTCCGCGCCTATGGCGAGCTACTCATCAATGAACGCCATTTCGCGCCGCGCTGGCAGCGATATATGGCACACCGGAGCTTATCGCGCCTGCTGCTGGACATGAGCGGGCGCGATGGATATCCGCCCTACTTCACATCACAGTCTTATCTCACTCTCTTCGACCAGGTAACCGGCCAGGCGAACGTAAAGGCCGCGCTGGCCTATGCACGCGCGGGCAAAGAATCACCAACCAAAGAAGGACCCAATGGCTAAAGCAAAACAGAAACAGTCGGTATCTTCCGCCGCAACAACGCCGTGGAACGGCCGCAACCAGAGCTTCGATACCAACGTGCCGGCAATCTTTGCCAGCGTAATGCAGGTGTCGAAGCTCGACCCAATGACGAAGTACCGCGGAACGTATGAAAACGTTTCCTCGGCTGACGTTGCATCGATCGCACAGGGCCAAGCATTCGCGGCCATCCTGGCCCAGGAAGTTGCGCAGCGCAACCTCATTGTTCCCATTCCGGTTCTCATCGCCCAGCAAGTGAGCGCCGCCGAGGATTACTTCCGGGTTTCAGAAATGTTGGCCGATGGGTTCCCAGACAGCCAGCCCATTCACTTGCATTTGCTTTTCTCCAAAGGTGAAACGCAGCCGGACGAGGATCGCGGCGCACTGGAGGGGATTTCGAATCAAAAGAACAACACCATGATTGAGGTGGCGGACGCCATTCGCGCATGGTTCAACGGCCACCAGCAAGACGTTCTAAACGATATCGCCCGGTAACCGTGGCCTACAAAAAACACGAGCAAGCGATTGTCCCTGGGAGCCTGAACCTTCTGGCTCCTGGGGACAAGTCCGCCGACGGGGACTGTCTGCAGCTCACCAACTGGAGAGTTGACCAAGCAGGCCAACTTACCCAGAGGTGGGGGTGGATTTGCCTCAACCCTTCGCAGTTGTCACTTTACCGGCTGAATCGTGTGGCCCAGGTGGACTCGCGCATTTACTTCAGCGGGAACGGCCTGCTGTATATGCTCGGCGACATCGACCCTGGTGGCGTTGACGGGAATATCGACCAGGGATATTCAGGCGGGCCGGTGGCGATTGTCTCTCTCCAGGGACTTGCGTGGGTGATGAACAACGGGACGCAACGTGTGGACGATGGGACATTCACGCGTAACTGGACTCCGGAGACTCCGGCTATTCCGACACTGGCTAAGGCGGTTGCGGCAGGGTCCACGCTGCCTGCTGGCGACTGGGAATACTACGTCACATTCCAGACCGCTGGAGGACACGAAGGAAACCCGAGCACGGTGCAGACCCTCGTCGGAGTTGTGCTGGGCGAACTGGCTTCCATCACGCGACCGGCGCGCGTCGAGAACATGTCGAAGCACGACAACACCACCAGCCCGGCGATTACCGGCTGGAACGTGTACCGAACCGGGCCAGGTCTCGGCGCAATCTATCGGGTGAACTCAAACGTCATCCCTTACGCGACGAACCCATATTTAGACGGCGGCGCTGAAGCGGGTGGCGTCGGCACGGAAAGCGCCCAGTCGAACGGAGATTTGCAGGACCGAAACATTACGCTGGATTTCGACCACAACGCGGCTCCGGCCGCGATCGGCGCCGTAGCTGGCAGCGACGGGCGTATCATCGCGTTCCGCACGATTGCTAATCCAAACCGTATCTTCTGGACGAACGCGAATGAGCCCTGGTACTTCCCGACAGCCAACTATGCCGATATCGGCGCCGTGAACGATACGATCATGGCTGTTTCGGTTAAGCCGAACCAGACGATAGTTTACAAACAGAAATCAATTTGGAGGATCGTAGGCCAGTTGGGCCTAGGGCGGATCGAGAAGGTTAGTGACGATGCCGGGTGCATCGGTATGAATGCGATCGCGCGAAGCAGCTCCGGTGACTACATTGTCGGTGCCGAAGGCGTCTATCGCTGGAACGGGGAATCAGCGAAGAAGGTTTCGACGAAGCTGGACCCGCTGTTCAAGGGCGAGGACGTCACCATTGCCAACGGCATCACCTACCAGAAGGCTAACGGGAATCTGACGAACGCGGCGCTGGGTATTCGCAACGGCCGATTGTACTTCAGCTACCCCACCGGCGGGGCGACGTATCCGACCGACGGCGGCCGGACGGCGGTGATGGAATTGGAGAGCGGGCGCTGGATTGACTGGGAGAGCGCCTGGAACGATTACTTCGACCAGGGGCAGAACGGAAACTTGATCGGGGCAGGCGACCAGGTCGTCGGGACGCTCGAAGTCGGGTATGCAGACGACACCAGCGCGGGACCGCCGGCCGCCTACGACTGTGTATACCAGTCACGTTATGAAGACCAGGGAAACCCGGACAAGGAAAAGACCTATGCCGATCTGACGATTGAGCACAACACCCGCGGCCAAGCTCTAACAGTGAGCGTCTGGGCTAATAACGGGATCGGCGCCGGGAGCGAGTACATTCTCGGGTCAATCAGTTCGACGGCCCGGACGCCGACAACCTTCCGGATTATTGACGGGAGTGCAAACCCGGTCAGAGCTTTTAATCTCGCCATTCGGATAGAGGGATCGACCAATGCCGCGCAGACGGCGCCCATCATCATTTATGCGATCTTCCTGCACTCCTACCTGGAGGCGACCAAGGCCAAGACGTTCGACACCGACGAGATGACCATGGGCACCCCTGCAATGAAAGAGTGCAGGGAGATTGCCATCGACGTGCAGATCGACGGCACAACGACGCTGAACCTTTGGACGGATTACCCCGGCAACGCCATGACAAAGCGGGCGGCATTCCTCACAGTGGACCCGAAGACACTGGCGGCGACGACAGGCCGCACCCGGGTACAGATCCCGGTTGACCAGTACACGTTCGGTCGATTGTTGCGAGTGACGGCGCAGAGCTCTGGGAGCCAGTTCCAGCTCTACGCGATGTGGCTGCTGGTGCGCGCGATCGGCGTGTTCATCGAAGCCTATGAGACGACAGCCGGCGGATTCTGGTATTCCGACCATCAGGACTTTGGGAACCCGGACGTGAAGGCAGCGCGAGAACTTGAGCTCGACATTGACACCGGAGGCGCGGTTACCTGGACGCTGTCTTCCGATATGCCTGGGAACGCGCTTGCAAGCCGGGCAACGGCAGTGGTCGACACCACGCCGACGACGACTCGCCGCCGCATCGTCCGGATCCCGGTAACGTGCGAGGGGCGACACTTTGCGTTGCGTCTGGCGGCCGCTGGGCAGGAGATCGTTTGTTACGGCGCACGCCTCGAAGTGAAAGCGTTCGGCGTTTACGTAGAGGCTTACGAGAGCGCGGCGGGCTTTCAATGGGATTCGTTCGTTCAGGATCTTGGTATTCAGGACATCAAGGACTTCGCCGAGATCCAGTTCGATATTGATACCGATGGTTCGATTGCGTGGGCGCTGCTTACCGATCTGCCGGGGCAGGCGATGAATACGAGGGCGTCGGCACTGTTCGACACGACGGCCACGACGAGCGGCCGCCGCATGGTTAATATCCCGCTGTCGAACGTGCAGGGCCATTTCATCCAAGTGCTGCTGGGCGGAGCCTCGGCGTATCGGCTGTACGGCATCCGGTTGCGGGTGCGGCCGTACTCCCATTACATTGAAACATCAACGGCGGCGGCCGGGGCTATCTACGATTCGACGGAGATTAGCTGGGGCACGGCAAGCCCAAAGGAGTTTGATTCGCTGGTGGTTGACTATGAGGGCGGGCCGTTGACGGCGACGTTCTATACAGACCTGCCGGGCGATGCAATGGCTAGCCGCGTCACGTATGCGATTCCCGCGTCTGTGGGGCGGCGCACGGTAACGATTCCGCTGAACCAGATCAAAGGACGACTGGCCCGGTTCACGTTGGCGGGCGCGGCGGCATACAAGCTGTACGGCGGGTTCGTGCGGTTGCGGCCCGTCGCCGTTTATCTGAATGGGGGGAACGGTGAAAGCTACAGAACCAGGGACCTCGACTTCGGGAGCGAAGCCGTTAAGATGTTCGGAGAATTTGAGGTCGATGCGGAGATTAATGGCACGGCTACTCTCAACGTGTACGCCGATCAGCCGTCGGGGGCGCAGGCGCTTGTGGCGTCATTTCCGATTACTGGAGCCGGGACCCGCAAGACGGTGAAGTGTCGCTCGACCGGGTTGGTGAAAGGGCGATTGTTACGGCTGGAAGTGGTGGCCGGTTCGGCGGCCATTACGATTCACGCGATACGGGTTTGGCTGAAGGCCATGGGCGGTCGTGGCGGTACTGAGTGGCAGTGGGCGCCGGTGGAGATGCCGAGCACTCCGGCCACGTATTCGGAAGTAGACTTGCCTGTGAAGGCGACACCGATACAATGGGACTGGGTAGAGTTGCCGGTGCGAAAGACGGCTGCCGATTGGCAGTGGGTCGAATTCCCGGTGAAGAAAACGTCGTCAGAGTTTGAGTGGGTGGAGGTTCCCGTTGAGCAATAGAGATTCGAGCATGATTCCGCCGGTGAACGTCGATGCGGAGATTAATGGCACGGCTACTCTCAACGTGTACACCGATCAGCCGTCGGGGGCGCAGGCGCTTGTGGCGTCATTTCCGATTACTGGAGCCGGGACACGCAAGACGGTGAAGTGTCACTCGACCGGGTTGGTGAAAGGTCGCTTGTTGCGGCTGGAAGTGGTGGCCGGTTCGGCGGCTATTACGATTCACGCGATACGGGTCGATACGGGTTGAGTGCGTGAGCAATAGAGCTTCGAGCATGATTCCGATACCGGAGTTCCTTGGCGAAGGGGAGTTGATACCGCTGGTGAACGAGCGGCTGCTGCGCGTTGACCAGGAGTTGGGCCGGGTTGATGCGCGGATCGACGCCATCCCGGCGGCTGCGGTGGTCACATCATCGACATCGGACAATCTTGCGCTGGCGGCTGTATCGACGGCGGCAGTGGTGGGCGGAGCCGGTTACGCGAATGTGACCGGCTGCCAGTTGACATTGACGAAAGCGGGCGTGTGGGTGATCCATGCGACGATTTGCGCGATTATCAATATTGGCGGATCGTTAATGGTGGGGCAGGTGCTTAAGACGCCCGTGGTGGGAGCGCCTGCCGCGCTTCCAGGGAACCTCGTATTACTGGGCGCGGCGGCTCATCACGCGACGGTATCGCAGTCATGGCGGTACGTGGCCGTGTTGTCCGATCAATTGAATTTACAGATAGTTGGGGTGGGGACGGCAACCGATCCAGTGACGCCTGGAGTAGGCAAGTCCACCACCATTACCGCCGTTTGGATTAGTGCCTGAAACCTCCGCTTGTGGCGGGCAATCTTCAAGCGTGGACGTTCGCATCGAATCGCCGTTTCCCGAGTATGCCTGGCCGCGCGTGTGGACATGGATGAACCAGTTCCGGTCGCGCGTTGCCGACGACTTCAGCCCACAGACGATGGAGGAGTATGTCGAAACTCAAAGCAATCGGATGCATACTGGCCTTAATTGGGGTGTTTATCGCGGCGGCGATCTGGGAGGCGCTATTTGGTTCGAGCCGGGAAATCCGGTTAATGGCATCATCCATACCGTTTTTCGCAAGGACTTTTGGGGCAGGGAAACGACATACCCGGCGCTCAACGAAGCGATTGAGAAGATATTCGAAGCCGGAATGATAAAAGTGCAGGCAATGTTTTTTGCCGACAATCACTCGGTACGCGGCATGGCGAAGCAGTTGAACATGCGGCCTGAAGGGCTGCTTAGGTCAACAACGATACGGAACGGGACGCCGGTGGACATGGCGATCTTCGGGCTACTGAAAGAGGAGTTCTATGGGAATCGAGACAGGAACGGCAATGCTGATCAGCGCACTTTTCAGCGGCGGCGCGGGGATAGCGGGCGGGTTATTAGGGAAGAAAAAAACGGCGACAACGGACACGTCGCCGAAGCTGGACCCGTCACTGCAGCCGCTCCAGAATGATCTTTTAGCCAGCATTACGAACCGGCTCAAGAACGGAACGGACCTTAGCGCGGTGAAGTCGCCCGCATTCGAAGCGGTGAACCGACGGTTCAGGAATATGCCGTCGGCTATCACTGCGGACTTTGCGGGGCGCGGCTACGGATCGAGCGGCGTACTACAGAGTGAGATCGCGCGGAGTCACGGCGAGCGGATCGGCGCGTTGAACGACATGGAGGGAAAGTTTGCCGGGTTCCAAATCGATCAGGATAATCAGGCGCAGGATATGGCATCCAGGCTACTCGCCAGCGGCCGTGGAAGTTCAACGACCCAAACGCAGAGCGGGAACCCGGTTGGCTCTGGCATATCGAGCGGGCTGGAAACGCTCACAACGCTTCTGACGTTGGGCCGCATGATGAAAGGCGGCGGCGGGAATACTACCAGCTCCCCGCCGAACGGGTTCGACTCATTCGGCTTCGGTAAGCGGTAAGGAGAGATTACCATGGAATATACAAGCCCGGTAGTACGCGGGTTGATGAACGGCTTCTCGTTGGGCAACATGCTCCAACAACAGCAGATGGACAAGCGCCGTCTGGATATGCAGGAGCAACAGCAGGGCTTCGACAATCAATCCAGGCAGGTTACGCTACTCTCGCAGCTCGCCGAGATGGGCGCGCGCCCGGTTACGCAGAGCGACCAGTACGAGGCCGACGGTGGCCAACATGTGAACTTCGGAGAAGACTTTTCTATCACTTCTTCGCCTACCGATTTGCCGGCGCGAATGTTGGCGATGCCAGGAACCGGGCAGCGGTTTGTTCTGCCGTCTACAGGGGAGCGAGACGAGCGGGCGGCCAGACAAACCCAGCGGTCGTTACTGGACCGCAACCGGGCGGCAGCCGAGGCGCACGCGACGACGTTGACGCAGAACGAGGCGGGTGCGGCGCGCAACTTGGAAGCCACTGGCATTCAGTTGCCGGCGGAATTATTGCAACGGTTCGGCATGCAACCGGGCCGGAAGGTATTGCCGACGCAGATGGATGACTTGATGCGGGCGGACACGTACCGGACCCAGGTGACTACGCCCAAGGCGCGGAAGGTAATCAACACCGCGCGAGTTCAGGGCCAGGACGGAAAACTAATGTCGGTCCTCACCTACGAGGACGGCACCCAGGAATTCAAGCCGATCAACGGGACGACCCCCACACGCGCCGGTACCGGTACCGGATCCGGAAGATCGAAAGCGGCGGCCGAGCCGAAGCCGACGTTTACTCAGACGGTAAACGCGCTCTCGACGAAGGTGCTGGAGGAATCGGCGGCCGGTGGCGGGCAGACCATTGACGACGCGCTGGACAACGTAGACGCGTACTATCAGAACGATCCTCAGTTCAACGGCGCTATCCGGCAGCAGATTCGTTCGAAGCTTCGCAAGATGGGAGCAAAGGACGCAAAGAATCCCTTTGCAAAAGAGGTCGCGCCGAAGGTCGCGCCGAAGGTCGCGCCAAATGCCGCGCCAAATGCCGCGCCGAAGGTCGCGTCGAAGGCAAACGTTTCAGCGTTCGCCACAGCGAAAGGAATCACTGAGGCGCAAGCCATGGAAGAGTTTAAGAAATCCGGCTACGAGGTTAAGTAATGGCCGATCTTTCCGTTGAAGAGTTTATGAAATCAGGAGCGTCAGAGTTGACGCCCGATTCGTTTATGGCGTCGGCGCCCGGCCAAACCAACCCCGCAGTTTCCCCGCAGGTTCCAGCCGGTTCCCCCAGCAGCCCCACCCCATCCGGCGCTGGCTTCATGGAGCCATTCCGCCGTATCGGCGAGATGGTTCTCGGGTCACCCAGGAAACCCACCGCAATCGGAGAGATCGTGTTCCCGATGACCGAGACGGACCCGACGGTACTGCGGGACCTTCGCGCTACTCGCGCCCCGTGGGAAGCGCCGCCGATTCTGGACTTGGGCGCAATCGGTGTGTCTAAGGCGATGCCATCCGGCGCTGTCAGGGGAGCGGCGCAAGGTGTTGAAGAGTTCATGAGCGGGCTATCCAGTCCCACGAACGTGATGCTGATGGGAGGGATGGGACTGTTGAAGGCGGCGCCCACGCTCCAGAAGTTGGCGTCGGCTGGATTCTCCATCGACATGCTCCGCGGAGCGTATGAGCAGAACGAGCAGTTTCAGCAGGCCGTGCAAGCGGGCGACACCGAGGCGGCGGCGCGGGCATTCGTCGGCCTTACTGGATCGGCAGCAATGGGAGTTGGCGCGGCAAAGCATGCCGTAGCGACACCGAAGCAGAAAATCCGCATTGCGCCGGACACGCCGGCCGAGGCGGAGTCCAGGCGTATTTCGCTGGCCGAGAATAGGGACTTAGCCGAGGCTCGTACAGATCCGGCCCAGGCGTCGAAGCTGGTGAACAAGGAAATCGAGCGGCGACAGGCGGCCGGGCAGTGGGATGCGGCATTGGAGAAGACGCCGAGCCCGCAGGAAGCCCGCGCGCGAAAGCAGGCCAGCCGTGTCACGGTACCCGAAGAGGGCGACCAGAACCCGGCGCTGACATACCAGCGAGGGAACGTCGCCGCGGAGCTGGCTGGCAAGGGGTACGAAGAGCTTACTCCCGAGGAGCGGAGTTCGGTGGATGATCTGGTGCGGCAGGGGTACGGGATGCGCGAAGCGGGGACAGAATCCCGCCCATCACAATTGCCGTCTGATCAAAGTCGAAAAGTCGAATCTGGCACCCGCACGGAAGACAGTGCAGTAATAGCCCTTCCCGCCGATAAGATTCAACTTCCCGCTGACACTGTGGGCATTCCATCCCCCAAGGATACGCCAGTCCGCCAGGCCCGCGTAGAAGAGCAGAACGCGGTAACACGCGAAGCACTACGCGAGGATGCGCAGCGGATACTGGACGAATCCACGCTGGACGCTGCTACGAAACCATCGCCGAACGTGCGGCTTGACCAGGACGGGGTGGTAAGGGAAGTCCGGAATCCAACCTACCAGGAAGCGCAGGAAGCCCGCAGGGCCGAGCGCCTCCCTAAAGAACCGGAACCGCTGCTTGATCAGATAGCCGACGCCGAACCGGAGCCGAGCTTTATGAGGAGGCTGGATGAAACCGGCAAGGAAGCTTCAAAGCGTTTGCAGCAGCGTTTATCGAAGACCAGCTCCGCGAACGAGTTCCTGAACCCGGAGACCATCCGCGACATGGCGCAGGCCATTGCGGGCGATGTGGCCCGCGGCACGCTGAAGCTGGCCGAGGTAGGGCGACGGCTGAGCGCCGAGTACGGGCCCAAAGCGCGGGCCGTGGCGCAGAAGGTGTGGGCGGAAGCGCAGAACATTATCCGCATCAGCGGGCAGGGCTCCAGAGAACGGCAGCGTGGCAGTATCGTACTCGGCGGAATCGAACCGAAAGCCGAGCCAACTGGATCCGCTCCACCGAAGAAGACGGCCACCGCCGAAGCGCCCGCGTCCCCAGGCGACGGCGCTATTCCGGTATCGCCGTCCTACGAGAAGACCAAAGGGAAAATCCTTGACAAGCTGGACGTGTCAGAGGAAACGAAAAAGCAAACCGCCGGCAAGATGCAGGAGTGGGAATCCGCTCATCCGGAGAGAAAGAAGATTACCCATGCCGAGATTCGCGAGGAGGCGAGGAAGCTCGACCCGTCTATCCTCGCGGACATGGATACAAAAGCCGCACAAGACATTGCGATCAAAGATCCAGCCATGTACCATGCGGCGCGACAAGCCATTCCCGGTTTGATCGAGAAAGCGGCGCGAATTCAAAAGGAAGTCGACAAAGCCCCGCGCGGCGCCGACGTGACCGAACTGCAAAATCAGCTCGAACAGGCGAACCAGGACGCACAGCAGATGTTAAACGTCACCATCCCTGTACGCAGCCAGCATGGCCGCAATCTCGCCATGCATCGAATGACCGTCGATACAGTCGGCTTCGATCCTACTTACTGGGTTGGCCGCGCCAAGAAGTCGATGGGATTGCCACCGGATGCCAGCCTGCCTCCAGAAGTACAACGTGACTTAAACGGCGTCCTGGCCGAGGGACGTGCAGCCGAGCAGGAAGCGCTCGGCAAGATTCGCGAGCAGGAAGAGCCCAAGCCGAATATCGAAGCTCCGGTACCGAAGCGAAAGCAAGACCGCCGCACCGTAGACGAAACCGGTGCCCCCATCGAGCCTCCGAAGGCGAAAGAGAAACCGCAGCGTGAGGCCGTAGACACAACGACTCCACCGACGCCGGAGGAGAAAATAAAGATCGATGCCGACGCTAATGTGCAGGCCGCGCGGCGCAATCTGGCCCGCAAAATGGCCAAGCTGCAGAAGACTTCGCTACTGGACACTATTTCCGCTATTCGCCGGGCCGGTCTCCTCACCAGCCCACGAACCATGATCAGGAACATCGGTGGCAACTTCACCATGATGGCCCTCGAAGAAATCAGCCGTGTTCCCGGAGCAATGCTCGACGTCGGTATCTCCCTGTTCTCAAAACAGCGGACCGTCCAAGGTCCAAGCGGAATTGCGATTGCCAGATCTTCTTATGCAGCAGCAACAAAAGGAATAGCGGAAGCACGCCAAATCATGAAACATGGCTCAACCGCTGAACAGCTCGCCCAGTTCGATATGGTGAAGGAGTTGAACCTCGGCGGCGGGCGACCATCCCGAGTCATGGAATCTTACGTAAACGGCGTGTTCCGCTTCATGTCGGCGACTGATCGCGTTTTCAAGCGGTACGCGATTGAGCGGTCCTTGCAGGAGCAGCAGAAACTTGCCGGTGTCGATAAGCCGACGGAAGCGATGATGGCGCAGGCCATCGCCGACGCTGATTTCGCGACCTTCAACAACCAGAACAAGCTGGCTGATATGTTTAGCCGCGCCAAGAGAGGCGCTTCCCCAGGCACCCGCTTCGCAATGGACATGACAGTGCCATTTGTCCGAACGCCTGCCAACGTCTTCGCCCGAGTTCTGGACTACTCAGGCGGCGGTCTGCTAAAGGCAGGCGCGGGCGGCATCAAAGCGGCGATCGATAAGTCGATGACTCCAGAACAGCAGCGTGCGATCTCGCAGAACTTTGGCCGTGGAGTGACCGGCCCGGCGCTGATCTATATGGGCTACCAACTCGCAGCCGCTGGCCTCGCCACCGGCAGTTATCAGGCCGATGCCGGGAAGCGCAACACCGACGAAGCCGCCGGACGTCTCGCTGGCGCGGTTAAGATTGGCGGCACATGGCAGATGGTTTCTCCGCTCTCGCCAGGCGGTGCACTAATAACTATCGGCGCGACCTTGCAGCGCGAAGCGACCGGGCCGCTAAAAGACGAGGCCAAGCGGCCGGGGAAACTGCTATCAGTTATCGGGCGCACGGTCCTCGACCATCCCTTTTTGCAGGGAGCGAAGGAAATTATTGAGGCCATCAGCGATCCGGAGCGGCAAGGCGAACGCGCGGCCGCATCCATGGCGGGCTCGTTCGTACCGTCGGCAGTGTCGGATGTCGCCAGTCTCGGCGATAAAGTACGGCGCGACTCCCGGACCGACGGCGGCACACTGGACGCGAGCGCCGCCGCCATGGCCGCGCGAACGCCCGGAGCACGCAACACCCTCCCCGAGCGCAAGGACGTTCTTGGCCGGCCGCTGCCACAGAGCAATACGGCTGTCGTCAATCCGGGCATCGGCAGCCAAGCGAAAGAAGATTCCGACCCGATCATCCGGGAATTAGTCCGTAACAAAGTCGCGTTGAGCGAGCCACAGAAAGCACCCGGCGAAACGCTGGACCAATTCCGAATGCGCCGGGAGATTCTAGGCCACGAAATCGAGAAGCAACTCGGCAGGGAGATCGCCACCCCAACCTACCGCGCACTCGATACTGAGGATGAACGCCGCGGCTCACTCGACAAAGCCGAGGGCCGAGCGCGGCGATTGGTGGCGGCCAAACTCGGCAAGCGTTACGCCGGAGCATCGGCGGCCGCGCGAATGGCGATGCTCACCGAACTCCTGAAATCCAAGTAATCGCCCGGCAATCTTCAGTTGTGCCTAAACTCGGAACGATTCCTAAAGCGAAATGATTGACGCCACAGCACCTACGTCGCTCGTGAAGACCAAACTGGCCGCTGCGCCAGGAATAGCGCTCTCGTTCCTTGCAGGAGTTCACCCCTTGCTAATCGGTTTGTTCGTTTTCCAGGTTTTGGATTTCGTCACCGGCATCATGGCCAGTTTAGGTGCGGGCCACAAGCTCTCATCGACGATTGCTACGGGCGGGATTAAAAGGAAAGTCATGATGTGGGTGTACGTCCTCATGGGTCACCTGTGTGTCACGCTCTCCCCGCAGCCGTTGGGGTTCGACGTCGCCGCCGCAATCGCGGGCTTGTGGATATGCGTAGAAGCGATTAGCATTTGCGAAAACGGCGCCAAGCTGGGCCTGCCCCCGCCCAAGCCACTACAATGGGCCATCGTAAAATTCCAGGGCATCTACGAGGCTTCGAACGGACAGGTAATCGGTGTGGCTCAAATGGTGGCGCAACCGCCGTCTGGCATTACTCCTCCGGTCGAGACGCCGAACGCAACTAAAGTTGGCGAATAGTTCAAGTACGGTTGAACTATTTGCTGGAGGTTGTAGATAACTGGGGCTTGCGTGAAGGCTACTTTATATTGACTAAAGTAGCTGTTCCCCTCATCCTGTCTGTATACAGTCCATAAGCGGCTTAGGCCAGCAGAAAGGAGGACTGATGTCAGACGAAGCCCAGGTGCCGGTAGGCGTCCGTAAATACATGTCGGCAATTGGCCGCAAAGGCGGCCTCGTTTCAAGCGAACGAAAGGGCGCGGCTGGATGGACTCCAGAGCAGCGTTCCGAGAACGGGAAAAAGGGCGCTTTTGCTCGCGCAAAGAAGAAGAAAAAACGCTTGACAGCCAAAGCCGCTTAGGCTAATCTCAAACTGTTCACAATTCAAAAACGTGAACGGTTTGAAGGAGCCAAGATGGAAATACAACTGAATCCGAGCGACGTGCTTTACCTCGCCGGACACTGCGCAAACAACGCAACGACGAACGTCGATATCCAGCGCCGCTGCGACGGATGCAGCTCCGGCTTATGCGCTAAGGCGGAAGCGGAAGCCGACATTGAGCTTGCTCGGCTCATCGACAAGCTTTGCGTCGCTTGGTGCTTCTTGGGGCTTTTTGCCGGTATCATCGTCGGCCTGTTGGTGGTGCGATGATATCCGCCGTAGCGCTAACGGCTGCGGTGCTGTTCGGTGCCGGGGCCTTCGTGTCGTTTTTGCATGGCGGTCGGCTCTTTAAGGCAAATTGTTTCGAGTCGTGCCGAGATTGTGACGCCCGCGCAATGTGGCTCGGAGTCATGGCGTTTGCGTGCGCAGTGTTTGGGCTGATTGGGCTGGCATGAGCGGCGGCCCCCTGACCGCCCCTATTTTTGAAAAACGAAAGGAAAAACAATGGAAAAAAAAGTGACAGCGCTCGAAGCAGCCATCGCCGTTGTTGACGGCGAACCGGAGTACACGCTCCGCCAAGCCACGATCCGCGCCATGTTAGTCGGCTACGATCATCGATACGCCGATAACTGGAACCAGTTCCAGATTCACGAGGTTGAGGAGTTCATTTCCTCTCCTCTGTTTAACCCAGCGACTGGGGCGAAATCGAGAACCTTCATCAACGGCGGAATCATCGACGTTGAGATGGACGACGGCCAAGGGCACGGCATCATGGATCACAAGACGACGTCGGACCAGATCGAAAATCCAGACGACACATACTGGAAGGTCCTGCAAGTCGAGAGCCAGCTTGACCACTACCTGTTGCTGAAGCACATCAACGGGCAGAAGGCGGACTGGGCAATTTGGGATGTGATGCGCAAGCCGGGCATCCGTCCGAGAGCCATCACGAAAGCCGAATTGAAAGTGTTGGAATCCGAAGGCATTTACTTCGGCGCCCGGATCCCGCCCGATATCATTCGCCCGGCATGCCTGGACGGCAGAGAGTCGCTGGAACTATTTGAAGCCAGACTGATTGGAGAATGTACCGGCGAGAATCAGGGGAGGTACTTCCAGCGCCGCCGAATCACGCGTTTGGCCGGGCAGATCCTCACTTACGCCGAGGAACTTTGGGACAACGGGCTGGAGTTCCGCGAGGCCCGGCAGAGCAAGCGCCGCGGACGCAACTCCGGCGCGTGCATGAACTACGGCAGAGCCTGCATGTATCTGCCGATTTGCGCAGGCCACGATGCGGTGGATTCCGGCAATTGGAAACAGAAGGAGTACGTACACGGCGAGCTTCCCATCTTCGACGACAAGCAGGGCGGCCGATCGATCCTCACCAATTCGCGCATCCGGACGTTTCAGTCGTGCCGGCGTAAAGAGTACCTGGCCTATGACCTGGGAATTGAAAGAAACGATCCGGAGGAGATTGAAGTCCTCGCCTTCGGCACACTCTGGCACAAGGCCCTCGCGGCCTATTTTTTAACCATCAAGGAGATTCAACATGGCAATGCCACAACTACCGGCCCGGAAGCAGAACGGTCCGCCGCAAACTTCGTTAGCGCCTAAATTCACGATGGCCGATATCACCGGCAAAGGCCCCGGCCTTCCGAATCGGCTGATCCTTCACGCCACGGAGGGATGGGGAAAAACGAGTTTTGGCGCAATGATTAAGCAGGTTATCTTCATTCAGGCGCGCGGTGAGACGGGCCTGGAAACGCTGATCGACGCCAAGCAGGTTCCGGAGACGCCGCACTTCCCGGTTGCTAATACCTGGCTTGATTTGAATGCGCAGGTTGAGTTCCTGCTTTCGGAACAGCATGAATTCAGGGCACTCGCCATCGACACAATTAACGGAATCGAGCGGCTCTGCCACGAGCACACCTGCGATACCGAGTACAGCGGCGACTGGGGTGAAAGAGGCTTCATGGGCTTTCATAAAGGCTTCGAAACGTCTCTGGCCCCATGGCGTGAGTTCCTTTCGAAGCTCGATCGACTTCGCGCCGAAAAGCGGATGTCGATTATTCTTCTTTGCCATACGGCCGTGAAGAACTTCAAGAATCCGGAAGGGTCGGATTACGACCGCTACCAGACGAAGATGCACGACAAAACATGGGCATTGACCAAGGAGTGGGCGGATATCGTCCTGTTTGGGCATTACCAAACCATCGTGATCGGGAAAAATGGGAAGGAAGAAACAGACCCGACGAAGCGAGGCAAGGCGGCGGGCGGAGCCGAGCGAATCCTCCTGACGGAGCGCACGGCCGCGTGGGACGCCAAGAATCGGTTGGGATTGCCGGCTGAAATCGAGTGCGGCGATTCCGCACAGGAAACTTGGGCGGCGTTCGTCGCCGCCGCTAAAGCCGCCAAGGAGGCGGGTATCAATGGCTAAGCCATTCTATAAGCAAGGCAAGTACGCTGTAACCTTTCGAGGCGAGCAGGGATTCAGCGAGACGCAGAGTGGAAACACGCAATTTTTCCTCCGCTTCGATGTAACGCACATCGCGGTGGGGGAAGAGTGGGAGGCGGTTCCGAACTCCTACACGCGGACTTATTACCGAGTCATCAACGCCAACACGGCGGAATTTGCCGTCGAGGACTTGATGGCACTCGGCTACACCGGCGATTCTTTCAAGCAATTGGACCCACGATGGCCGGAACCCTTTATGTTCGAAGGGCAGTCGGTCATGATCTGCAACCACGAATCGTGGGGAAATGGCGAGCCCAAGGAGTCGTGGACTCCAGCGCGCGAACGGGCCGGTAGCGCCAAAGCCGTTGAGCTAATCGATAGCAAGAAGTTGAAGCAGCTCGACATGCTGTTTGGCAAGGCGTTCAAGGGAGAGAAGATCGGTTCTCCCGCCCCGCCGAAGGCATCCGGACCGGTTCTCCCGGCCCGCGGATCGACGGCTGGCCTCCCGCTGAAGGCAGACGAGCTGCCGTTGACTTCTCAGCCGCGCCAGAAACCGGAGCCAACCCTCCCGCCGCAGGGAATTGACCCAGCCACAGGCTATGCCAATGAGCCCGCTCAACCGCCAGCAAGCGTCTACGGCCCGGCGGAAATCGACGACGACGATATTCCCTTTTAACCAATTAACCAATCAAACGTGTTCCTGCACATCTGGTGGCGTTTCTGGTGGCACGAAAGCGGATCGCACACGCCGGGCTGGATGAGACATCTAGCCTTCGGCGTGTGCTGGCAGCAAATGAATTTTACGCCACGGCCGAAACGGCTGTGGACAAGGATCTGGAGGATTAAGTGGTGAGCCAGCGCAAACTGAATGGGAAATTGCGGGAATTGGCGCAGTATATGGTCGAGCGCCGAGGAAAGTTTATTTCCCGCGAACAGATTTTAACCGATGTATTCGGCATGAAACCGGGTTCCGAGTCGCGCACTATAGATACCCATATTCAGTGGCTGAGGGGTTGCCTCGGTGAGTCCGAAGAAATCATGTCGTTCCGGAGCCAAGTCCGAACCGGCTACATTCTGGCGCAGAATCCCGGTGGTGAAATCTGATGGCTGCGATCAAGATCCTCCGGCGTCCGCGAGCGGCTGGCGGTGCGGTATGACGCCGTGCGTTCGCTTCACCAGTTTCCGCTTCTCCGGCATCTGCCGGGTATGTGGCGTCATCGCCGAATGGCACGAACAAGGCGGGCGGTTCCTCTGTGCCGCATGTTGCCCATTTTGCCGTCAGGTGACGGCGTTCGATGTTGAGCCCCTGCCGGTGGGCGTTACCGGCGAACAAAAAAAGTTGTTTTGAACGAGGAGAATATGATCAATCCACACCATCCGCCGCATTGCGGCTGGCACTGCCCGGAGCCGATGACAGCCGTACCTGAGCCTTCAACGTGGCTCATTGTCGCGCTTGTTTTTGTCGCTTGGTTTCTTTGGAGCCAACGCGGGAACTGGGAGCGACGATGACCCTCGCCGACAAGTTGGCGTCAATATTTGCATGTGGCTATTCGGAAGATAAAGGACGGATCGAATACGAGGGGAGCGTTTATCAGGCCTCACTGCATTTTTTTATCGCCGTCGATTTGCCCGCTTCTGCCGATGAAAACATCACGATGCCATTGCGAAAGGCGAAATTACGGACGACGCCGGTCAAGGCTGCGTCAACAACAGTGTCTGGCGCATATGTCGGCACGGCATACCGTCAGATCGGCTCTGTACTGGTAAACGAGGTATATTACAGGCTATTCCCAGCCGACGCTGAATGGTTTTCCGAGGGCGATAAAATATCTATGATTGCCGCCAGGTCGTCGGAAGGGGCGCTAATTGGGGTTATAAGTCCGATCTTTGTTAAATGCGATTGTTTCGATGTGCCAATTCCGACTGATGAGGAGTTGTACCCAGCTCCGGCAAAGATCCAAGGGGCAGAGCTGGAAAGATTGCGCAGGGAGCTGGCCGAAACCATAGATCGCAGGGACGATATCGATGGTGATATCGAAGATTTACGCTGCGAGATAGAGAAAATCGTGAAAGGTTTGGCCACAGCGCCAAATGGGGGGGAGAGGCCATGATAGCTCTGTACCTGAGCGCCGCAGTAGGGGCCGTCGCGCTCCTCGTCGTCGCCGTTGGCATAACATGCCACGTCTTTGGCAGGCGCATTGCCGACGTCGAACAAGACCTGGCGAACTGGCTTTTACGCGATGCCTTTGGATGGCGGGCGCGGGAAGCCGAGCTGGCGCGAGTGAAGGGCCTACGGGCCGGACTGGAGGGCGCGTGATGAAGTCGCTATATGAAATACCGCCAGGCTGCATCTGCCAAGGCGATGGCCTGCTGGGCATGCGTTGTCCGGCACCTAAGCACGCGACAAAGAGTGCAGCTACTGGAGGGCGCGTGATGCCGTTGCCAGACGCCCAGCTAACTAAAAGCGAACATGACGTTGCGGCAATAGCGATGGTCGCCACGCTACGCCGATGCGCCGATGAAATCGACTTGATAACCGCAGACGATGTTGCGTTTGCTAAAGCCACGATGTCGGAAAACGGGTTCCCAGCGGATCGCGTCGCCAGCATAGATCGTGCGGAGGTGGCAGCCGCACAGTTCCGCGTCACGGCGCGAGATGTAATGGAGAAGTTGGATCAAGTGAAGGGCCTGCGGGCCGGACTGGAGGGCGCGTAATGCCGTGGACTTATGAGGTAAGGCACTGGTCAAACGGCCGTCGGACGATTGAGATTTATGAGAAGCGAGAGCAGGCATATAAGCGTTCTGATGCGCTGAATAAGTATGCGCACAGATTTAGTTCATCGAACCGGCTGGGGCCTGCCATCGTGGCCTATTGCTGTTCGACGCATGATGTGATCGAAGAATTTCGCGAGATACGAAAGAAACAGCGCCCAGCGGCAGTTGTGGCGAAGGGGGGGACCGCATGATAGTTACATTCCAATGCAGCTACTACCAGACCGTCGTCGGGGTAAACCCGGCGCACGTGGTCATGGCGATGGCACAGACGGAAGTCCAGAGCGCTAAAAATGACAAATATTCGGCTCAGCACCTGTTGTTCCACGTTGCCGGGCAGACGCGCCTATATTTCCCATCTGCGAGCGAGGACCAAGCCAATTACACTGTGGTCGATGGCACGGTCGAAGAAGTCATTGCGAAGCTGAACGGAGGTACCACATGACGCCGGGTCAGGTGGCGTTTGAGACGTTTAAGGCGTCAGTGGAATTCTACATTGCGCCATGGCGGTTTCTGGAATCAGAGTGGCAAGCCGCATGGGATGCCGTCGCGAATGCCGTGTCGGGCGATCTCATCGCGGACAACGATCGGCTGCGGGCGGCGCTGGCCACGCTCAAGTATGAAGTAGAGACGATCTCAAATGGCAGGCAGGAGGAAGTACGTAGCGACTTCACATCCGGCGAGGCCAATGGCTGGACTATGGCTGCGTGCCATATCGGGGAGATCGTCACCATTGCACTTGCACCACCAGCACCAGCCGCCGTCTCGGCGTACCGGGCAGCGATCAGGAGAGAGGCGTTCCTGGAAGCGGCGAAGCTGATACAAAAGACAACGCCAGACCCGCTGACGGACGAGGGATGGTCGTGGCATGGCGGAAGAATGGCGAACGTAGAACAGCTGGAAGCAATGGCAAAAAGAGAGGGGAAGGGGCGCGATGAAAAGTAAAGCTCTAGACCGGCTGATTGAGTACGCTCAGCGCCGATATGGCACGTCGTGGAATGGTCATGGCGTAGACGACCTTGTCCGCAAAGCTTACGCCCTTGGGCGTAAGGAGAGCGGCAATTACGCAGGCGCGAAAGCAGTGAAAGTTGAGGTAGTCCAATGTCCGACATCGACATCGAAGCGCTAAGGCGGCGCGTGGACGTGCTGGAGAAGGCGCTACAAGATGCTGCGTCTGTGTTTTATGAGTTTGCATGGCGCGGGAACACGGATTACTCTCAGCTTAAACGAACTCAGATCGAAAGCATGGCGAGAGATAGCTTGCAAGCGGTGCAAAAAGCATTAGGGGCCAAGATCGAAGGTGACAAATGAGAGATCCGCGGACAGACCCGAAGCCTGGGGACGTGCTGATTTACGGGCCGCAATGGCAGCGAGAAAAGGTACGAGTCGATAAAGTGACCAGTAGCGTCGTCTATTGCGTAATGGGCGGTTGGATCCACCAGTACACGATGGCTGAATGGAATGATTGGATGGTAGTGGCGGAGGTTTTACATGTTGCAGAATTCGAAGGTGACAAATGAGAGACCCGCGAACAGACCCGAAGCCGGGGGATATCTACGCCGGACCAATTGTGAAATTGCGAGTAGATCGCGTAACGTATGTGATTGGCATGAAGCTCGAAACAGTTGAGTTTACGATATGCCATAGAAATCGCGAGGCTTACAAAGGGCACCGCAAGTTAACTGCGGCTGAGTTTATCAATTTTGTATCTGGAGAAAAGACGGAGGTTTTACATGTTGCAGAATAGATCGAGGGAGTGGCTCGAAGGGGCGATTGCGGCGCTGGAGTCATTCAGGCGGAGCGGGATTGACACCACCGATCGGTTAGACCTATACCGAGCCCAACTCGAATCGCTACCGCCTTCGCAGCCCGACCCGCTGCGACTTGCGGCGGAAGCATCCTTGGTGGCGTTTGAAAAGATGTTGGAATTCGAAGCGGCCGACGAAAAGTATTGTCTCGGGGACTTTATTGGAGACGGAACCGATACGGTTTCCTTGCTGCGCCAATTTAAAAGCCTGAGGGACGAAGCCATACCCATCCTGCGGGCGGCGCTGGAGCAAAAGCCATGATAGATGACGCACTGATAGCAACAAAGTCGCGGGAGTGCATGGAAGGGGTAATTGCAACGCTGGAGCTATTTAGCCGAAGCGGGCTTGATGCCTTTGCGCAACTAACAGAACAAGAACTAACCGCGATCGCGGACATGCTGGATCACATCGCCGCTGCGCATTTTGCGCATGACATCTACCGCGCCGAATACCTCGCATGCGAGACCGCTGCACGCTTCCTGCGGGCGGCGCTGGAAGGGAAAGTATGACAAGACAAGATGACGTACCGCTGCCCTGCTACTCAGACGACCTACTCGCCGGTATCTGCGCCTTGGAATGCTGGCGAGCGGTGGAGGAGGGTCGCTGGTGGCAGCTAAGCTCGGCTAATATAGCAGGAGGCTCGTTCCATTGCCGCTTAGCGGTAGACGATGGTCCGCTATATACCGATATAGGGTTTGGGGCCACGCCAGCAGCCGCTGTAGCAGCGGTGCTGCTGGTAATCGCTAATGAGACAGCACCATGACCGCGCAAAAACTTTGCGCTATGGCACAGCGTATGGATGCAAAGGCTCGGCTGTTAGACGCGGCGGCGCGAAACTGCGTCGAGCCAGACGAACGGACAGGCCGACTCATTCAAGCCGCATCCGACGCCCGCATGGCAGCGCGATTGGCGCGCGAGAAAGCCACAGAGATCGGTGTAGCGGAGTGGTTGGAGCGGGGCAAGCCATGACCGGCGAATGCTGGCGTCCCATATCGGAAATCGACGAAGATTGCGGCGAATGCGTGTTCGTAAACGTGCTTGACATTGATGAGTTTTCGGTTGGGTCTTGGTCTGACTGGGATTTCCAGAACAGGGCGAAAATACATGGCTGGACCCACTTCAAGCGCATCATTTTGAGCCACGACGACGCAATGACTTTGAGAGCCAAATTAGGGAAAGCATAATGGACCCAAAAAAAATCAAGCAATTAGCAAAGCGGCTGGCTAAAAACCCGGAACTGCTGGCCAAAGTGAGAGCCGCTGACCAGCCTTACTGGATATGGGGAATCACCGATGACGAAGAGCTTGTACGGAAGACTGTCGAATTAATGGATCGAAAATAGGACTAACATGACCAAAAAACCACGCAACTCGAAAGGAGGAATTAGCCATGTTCGGAGGTAGATTCGCGCGGCGCGTGCCAGCGATGGGTATCACCAAGAAGCGTATTCCCGGAACCATGAACAAGACCGAGGCCCGCTATGAGCAGGAGGTTTTGACGCTGGAATATACCAGCGGCCGCTTGCTTTGGTACTGCTTCGAGGGGATGACTTTCAAACTCGGTCCAGACTTGCGATACACGCCTGATTTCGTAATTTTACGACCCGATGGATTGATTGAATGCCACGAAATAAAGGCCGGCAAAAAAACCGGTGATCCGCTAGTGGAAGACGACGCCAGAGTGAAAATCATCGCAGCCGCCGAGAAATTTCCATTCAGTTTCCGGATGCGTTGGTTCGATTTGACCCAGGGCGCATGGGTGGAGAGGGTGTACTAATGAGAGGAATTACATTTCAAACCTGGAATATTGAGCCATGAAACGGCCATCTTTTCAGTTTTATCCGGGCGATTTTTCCCGCGATTCTGCTGTGAGATCTGTATCGCTGTCAGCACGCGGACTGTGGATAGAAATGCTCTGTTTGATGCATCAATCTGAGCGCCGCGGATACATCGAAGTTGGCGGTACAGCCCCGACAGTCGAGCAGTTCGCCCGCATGGTTGGAGCGGAGAAAAAGGAAGTCTCTAAACTCCTGCAAGAACTTGAAAAATCAGGGGTTTACAGCGTAGAAAACGGTTTCATTTACAGCCGCAGAATGGTTCGGGATTCAGAGAAAGAGGAGTCCGATAGGGTTAACGGGGGACGTGGCGGAAACCCGAAAATCACCCACCCCCCGGTTAACCCCCCGGTTAACCGGGGGGTGGGTGATTTTCGGGTTTCCGCCACGTCCCCCGT